TGGAAAACTTACTTGGAGAATCATGCCAATTTCTTGAGGGAGCAAACTCAATCGGAGAACGGTATAAGGCTATATCTAGATTCAGAGGATGTGAGAAATCTAGCGTCCTCATTGGCACTAAAATCCTGCAAACAGGTATTAACATTGAAGAAATCACTCACTTCATCAATGCCAGAGGAATGAAGTCCGAAATAGCTACATTACAAGCTTTAGGAAGAGCGTTAAGAAGACACGATTCCAAAGAAATTGTATATATTTATGATTTTATGGATAAAGAGAGATATCTAGTAAAACACTCTAAGTCCAGAAAGAAGTATTATTTAGAAGAAGGGCATAAAGTTGAAATATTATGAAAACACAAAAAGAACTTAAGGAAAATTTTGGTAAACTAACGGAGGACCAAAAAAAGAAAGTTCAAATAATTATGGCAGAACTTAAAAATTTAGTTGAAACTAACAAAATCAATGAAGCGGGCCTAAGGTCTATATCTAATATAGAATTAGAGGTATCTTCATTGAAAGAATCATATTTATGGAGAACTATAAAATTATTAAAACAAGGGCATATGGTGGATTAGTCCATATCAGGAATTTCTATATCAGGATTCGCCATTTTGAATCGTAATGCCCAATTTTCCATATCTTGAGAAGTCCATTGAGTTTCAAGTTTTTCGTCTAAAGCTTCTAATCTAAATCTAATTTCATTCAATTGCGTGCTTATCCACACCACCCCAGCACACAAGGAAATAACTAACCCTAAAGGGATTAAGGTATTTGTTCCTAAAATCTGTCTCTTTCCATTTGTACCATTTCCTGTAGTCATTTAAGCTAACCTTTTTACAAATAATGCAGCACTTTTATTTATTAAAACATTGCTAGCTGCATTTCTAGTAACTTGAATAGATCCTAAAGCCCCTCTAACATGTCCTACCCATAAAATAGAAATATGGTGAGGATCAGTTATAGTATGAATAGTCATAGTTCTGTCATAAACAGCAACACCACCAACCAATAATCTAAATGTTATTTCTTGAATAGCAGCAGTTGTAACAAAAGCATTCCATAATATCTCGTATATGCCAACAGCACTAACATCCACCTTTTTATTTACATCATCCCAACCAAAATAATCTTGAGATGAAACACCTCCTACTTGAGATCCATGACCAAAAGCGCGTACAGAGGTATCATTTGTGCCATCTGCCAACGTTTCCACATAGATAAAAGGCATAGTCCCCGAACATTCAGACAATGTTCCCGCTCCTCCACCAGAAAGCTGAACATTATCATTATTATTAATAATAAAGGGACCACTAAAATAAACTGGTTCTTCAAAAACTGCACCTTTAGCAGTAACTGTACCTGATATCTCTACATCACCAGAAACGTTTAAGCTTTCATGAAAATAAGCATTCTTTCCTGTGGTATTACCAGAAACTTGCAAGTCTCCAGAAACACCTAAATTGGTAGATACTGTTAAATCTCCAGATACTGTAGCATTACCTGATACAGTAAGGCTGGAGAAATCTACAAGGTTAGACTCGTAAATAGTATCAGTAGGAGGGATTTCTCTTATAGTATTTCCAGATACTATAAGGGGGTAGTGTCGTCCCAAGTTAAGATCCTCCTACTTCGTTTTCTTTTTCTTCTTCTATCTGTTCAATTAGTTCGACAGCACCGAGAATTTTTAGCCTTAATTCAGTTAATTCTTGAATTTGCTTAGTTAAATCGTTATATTGTTGAACAAGACTCTCTTTTTTCTCTTCTAAATCCATTATGATACCGCAGCACTAAATGGAGTTGCCTCGTTCCCTGATGTAGTTGTATAACCAAAAACCATCCAAGTATTTGATGCAACATCTACCACTTCAATCCAATCCCCAATTTGAACACCACCAGTTGTTGTAGCATTTAAGGTAATAGTGTCTGAATCTGCTGCTGTTTTCCAATTAATTACTTCATCTGCTGCACTATCTCCAGTACTATCTGTTACAATGTGTCCCTGCATAATGTCATCTCCAACTACCTGAATTACATAGTTTGAAGTGTTTACTACAGAGACAGCAAATTTATAAGCATGTCCTGTGCCCGTTGCAGCAGGCAAAGTAACTGCTAATGAAGCATTACCACCAACTTCTCCAAGTAAATTTGTACATCCTGCATGAATAGCTGGGGTGCAAACTGTAGCGGTAGTAAGGGTATTTATTCCAGTACTAAAACTACCACCAACATCCAACATTGTGATAGGTGCAGTTACCCCATCTCCACCAACAAACATACCTCCATAGTTACCATTGCCATTTAAAACAGAAAAACGGGCAGCATACTTTCCACCTGTTTGCATATATACTTGGGTATCGGCTACCAAATATAATTCATGCGATGCCTCAAAAGCGTTACCATCTGCAAGCACATATTTTCCAGTGTTTTCTTCTAGTTTTAAAACGCTCCCATCTGGTCCTTTTACATGATGAGGATTAATAACCGATGCTACCATTCCTGTTAACATTCAACTAACCTCACACTTCCTGTTGTTGTAGTGGTTGAAAGGAAATTAAAAAATATAGCAGTAGCATTGCCTTTATGATAAATATTCTGACCTCCAGTTCTAGCTCCTTTTGGAACAGTAATAAAAGTTAAAGTATTTGCTGGTAATATCAAATCGTTAGTCTTATTAATATTTTGCGCTGTAGGAGAAAAACTAAAGTAAATTTCCACGGCAGAATAAATTCCTAATGAATTTGTTTCTTTGTTTGTAAGTTGGCGAGATGTTGTGTTAGCTACATCTGCGTTGCTTCCCGCAGTTCCAGCACCAGAAACAGCCCAATTAAAATATTGTTTGTGTCTTTCTTCGGCAAAAACCATAAATTATCTCCTTACTCTTCCTCTTCTTCGGATTCTTCCTCACCAGCATCAGAACCCATGCCAGAAAGAATTTCTTCAAGTTCTTTTAGAGTATCCAAGAACTCTTGTTTGGAATCTCCCTTTTGGGGAGCTTCTTTAACTTCAGCTTTTTCTTTGTCTTCAGTAGGAGGTTCCTCCTTTTCTGCCTTAGTTTCTTGTTCTTTTACTGATTCCTTTTCCTCTCCGTTTCCTTTTCCACAAATGGCTAAAGCTTCTCCATAATTTTTACCTTGCTTCATTAAACCTTGTATACAAGGTTTAAGTGCTTCAGTACCAGCCTCTCCTTTTTCTTCACCTTCCTCTAACTCATCTACAACCTCTTCTCCTCTAGTTTTTTTAATTAACGTAACCAGTTCGTCTAGATTACTCATTTCAGAAGCAGCTTCATTAAGGTTAAGATTTTCAGAAATATAAGTTTTTTCTAAATAACCTGTATACTCACATTCTTCAAAAAGATTTTGTAGCATATCATTAACATCAATACCTTCTACCCCATTTTTCGTTTTTAAGGTAGAAGCTACCTCAGAAAGAACTTCTTTTTGAAGACTGCCTTTTGGAGATAATTTAGAGAAAATTTCAAAAATTAAGACCTGAGTATTAATTAAGCTTTTAAAAGAAGGAGGCTCTTTTAAATTTTGAACATTAATTCCGTATTTTTCATTAAGAGTAGTAATAAGATGCTGTTTTGCTGGCTTTTTGTACTCAAACAATTTTGATGAATATTTCTGTATTTCTTTTTTGGTAACACTAGTTGAATCAGACATGCTGAAGGAATTTGAAAGCATTTCTGTTAATTGCTTTTTCGTAGCGAAAGCTAAGAAAGGAACTTCAGCTAAAGCATCTACTAGACCCTCAACTATCGTGTCGTCATTGTCATAAATGAGAGATGCTAAATTTCTTACTTTTTCATTTGTAGCCCAAACGGAATCAAAAGATTTTTTGGATTCTAAAAGTTCTTTTTTAACAAGTTCTTGTTTACAAATCATCTCATAAACAGAATTATTAACCCCATCTTTAACGGTGTAAGAAGAGTCCTCTTGAAGATTTTCAAAAGATAATTTTGGGAAATTAAATGCTTCAGAAACTACGTTTGATAATTTTACTGCATTTTTAATTTCATTTATATTTTGAATATCCTCTTTGTGCTCTTTTAAAAAGTCTTTAAATTGAGGAAGAATTTCATTGAAACGACTAAAAGCATCTGAATTTATAATTTTGTTGGATTCATTAAATTTTTCTGTAGTTTCTAACAGCTTTACTTTAACATCGTCAAATTTAAGTCTAGTTTCCCATAAATTTAATACTTCAGAAAAATTAACATTAGCTTCAGAATAATTATCCTCATAAATACTCCCTACAAACTCGGATATCTTGTCATTTACTAAAGAATCAAATTTTTCATTATCTTGATAAATTTCAGATTCTGCAATTTCAATATTACTCAGCACTATATCTTTATCTAAATCAAAATTTCCATTAATAACTTTATCACTTTCCGTAACATAAGTAACCTTATCAACATTGGAATCTATAGAAAAAAGTTTTACATTCTCCCTAAGTGATCTACCCAAACAATCTCCTAACTTTAGGAGAGAAGCTACTTTGCGATCTCTGCTTTCAAAAATATTTTTGAACATTTAAAGGTCCTTTCGTCCTAACTCTATATCATATATACTTTTATTTCTACAAAGAAAATTAAGAATTTAATTTATCTTCTATTTTTTTTATCAAACGACTTATAGTTTCTAGCCCAGATTCGTCAAAAGAGGCTTCTTCTAATAATCTATCTTTAATCCCCATCAACATTTTCAAATGCTCTCTAGTTGGAGATGTTGGAGGTACGTTTCCTACACCTTCCCCACCAGTTGGGGAAGGTCCTACAGGAGCGCCCGCAGGAAGCGTACCACCCACTGGTGGCGGCGGCATTCCTGGCCCTCCTTCAGAACTTTCTCCAGCAGCAAGTTTTTGTTGAATTTCTTTTTCTATCTGGCTATCCATATCTTTAAGCATTCTCTCAATATCAGCTTCATTCATGTCATAGTATTCTTTAAGAATTTGCTTTTTTGGAAATATTTGTAAGCCGATTACAGACTGAACAACCTGAGCTTTTAATGCGTCTAAATCTAATTTCCTCTTGGTAAACATATCAGAAGGATCAGGTAAATCTATTCTTAAATCTTCTATAAGATTTTTTGGAAATCCCATAAATGTTAAATGTTTTTTTGCGACTGATTCGAAACCCTTCTCCATAGAATGCTGAATTCTTGTGATAGATCTAGCGAATTTAACGTCTAATTGAGATAAGTTAGCCTTCCTCTCAGGAGACTTATCCTTTTCCACCATGTAGTCTTTTGGAACTTTTAAAGCAGCTAGAAGTTTGTCTCTGAAATATTTCACATCATCAACTTCACCCAAGTTTTGTGCTCCTTGTAAAGTTTCAATTTTTGTTCCTTTCCCCCCTCTGATAGGAACAAAGAAATCTTCATCTGCACTTAAAGGATTATATCTTGCATCAATATTCCCCGTAGAAGCATTATAAAATTTTTCCTTTTTAAACTTAGTTTTTAATCGTTCCATGAACATTTCAGATTTAGAAGCAGGCAAATTACCCACATCAATATAAAAAATTCTTCTTTCAGGAGCCCTGGTTAATCTATAAATTAACATAGCATCTTCCATGAACTTTAAAGATCTGAAAACTCTAACCGCTAAAGCTGCTATAGATTTTCCGTAAGGATAAAATAAAGGATCAGAAGTATGAAGTCTAAAATGTATAATTTGATTTTTATCTAATGTAACAAATTTAGACTTATTCAAACTATTTGGAGAAGCCGAATTTAGCATATCAGATTGTAGAGAATCTTTATCTGGAATTTCTTGAAGAAAGTTCAATAAGTATCCAAATTCATTTTCTATTCTTAAAATATATTTAGGATTAAGAACTTTAATCCTCTGAACTCCTCTTTTTTCGTTATTTATATCAATAACCAATTCAATAAAACAATCACCATATTTTACTGAATTTCTAATAATATCCCAATAAATTCTATCTAACTCTATTTTTTCAAATAATTTTTCAACCTGCTCTACAACAAAATCGCTATCTGATTTAATAATCCAACGTTTATTTTTAATATCTTTTTGAGTAGCATCATCAGCATAAATATCAAAAGCAGCACCTACCTCGGGATATTCATCCATTCTCTCATATTCTTCATAACGACGTTTCCTATTGAGTTCTACTTCAGGCAGAATCAAACTACTACGATTCATACTGAAGCCTAATCCCTCTTCAGGCTTTCTAAGAGGTTTTGCTACCCTAGTATCACCCTGAAGATCTGGCTCATCTTTCAAATAAGGGTGGGCTTTGGTAGCAAAAAATTTCGCCAAAAATCGTCCTATTTTTCCTGAGGGATAGAAGTAGGAGCCATATCTACTTTCTATGCCTCCTCCAAATTCAGTGTAACCTTCTTCAAGTTTTTCTTTTACTTCATCAACCATTTTATGTCTTCTTCGGTCGTGGATCCAAATGCAGTTGTTAACTTCGCCTTATTATTTACTGTAGGAATAAGAGGTTTTTGTTCTTTGTGAGGAATTTTTGAATACTCTATTGGAGTAGTTTCTCTCAAATTATTCAACCCAAAAACACTCAAAGAAAGGCTGGTAACCAGATCATCATTATTCCCAGCATCTGCTTGAGCCTTTCCGTTGTCTGTAATTATAAAAGTAAAAAGCTCTTTTACAGTTCTTTTGGAA